CATCGGGTGATGAAAGCCTAGATAATGCAGCATTAGAAGCAGTTAACAGCGCAAGACCTGTCGGTGCAAGACCTTCAGGATTCCCTTCAGGGTTAAATGTGCCAATTAGTTTCACGCTTCAATAAAAAAAGTGCGGTTAATTCTCTTTGAGTTTAACCGCACTTTTATTTGGCTGGATTTAATTAAGCTACTCGATTACCTAAGGTACCATCATCAATCGCTTCTTTCGGAGTACCTACCACTTCAGCAATTTTATCCCCGTTCTTAAAAAATACAAATCCACCATTTTCCATTTTTGTCCAATTTTCATCTTTGGTTAATGGAAAGGTTGTAATGATATTCACTTTATCGCCCTCCTTTGCATAATCACTAAAATCAATGACACCATCATCATCAATTCTGTGCGCTTTACCAAAAGGCGCTTGTCGCATGACATAATGTAAATTCGTTGAACAATGGGCTATCATCCATTCGCCATTAGAAAGAATAAAATTAAATGTGCCGTGTTGAGCAAGCTCTTTTGTTACTTTTTGAATAGCCTCAAAAATTTCCATTTCACTCGGTTTTTTACGAAAAGTATTTTTAAGATATTCCGCCATATAACAAAAAGCAGCTTCAGAATCTGTAGAACCTATTGGTTGCAAAAAATGTTCTGTCATATCTGGTAGGTTTTTCAAATTACCATTATGCGCAAAAACCCAGTTTTGCCCCCAAATTTCACGAATAAATGGGTGAGTATTTTCAATATTCACTTCACCCTGAGTCGCCTTACGAATATGCGCAATAACATTCAAAGATTTGATTTTATATTGCTTCACACAATCAGCGATGGGGGAAAGGCTAGCAGCTTGATTGTCGCGAAAAATACGCACTCCACGCCCTTCAAAAAAAGCGATTCCAAAGCCATCTGAATGACAATCAGTTAAACCAGCACGACGACGAAAACCTTCAAAAGAAAAGACAATATCCGTCGGCGTATTACAATTCATTCCGAGTAATTGACACATAATTTAAATAAAATATAACCTCACAATATGTGAGTGATTTAACACTATTACGAAAGGAATATCAAGAGAGATTCTATGGATTTTTCATGTCCATGTAGGTATTAGATCTCTCCGAAATAATTCTTTTAGCTAACACACTATTTTCTAGAAATCATCACCGATTATTTCTAATAAGAGTTATTCAAAGAAATAGGATTTGAAAATTAAAGTAATAAATATTAATAAAAGAAATTAATCTAAGGAAATTTAAAGGGTATAGAAAGGGAAAATGGTCCCCTGCCTACTTCCATTTTTTGAACTCATCCCTTGTCATACCTGAAATTAATAAGAGTGTTAATATGTAAAAAGGGAACAAAACAGGGAACATCATTACAAAAAATGGTCTTTTTTGATGTCATTATTTGGAAATTATTTGGCAAGTTAGAAAATTTATCAATCTTTAATTCTCGTTTAATTTCGTTTTATGAGTTCATTTTTATAGCTTAATCTTCTTTAGTGTATTTTTGTTCACCGTAAAAATATCTTTCCTTATGTAACGCTGCACGTTCACGAGTTTTTTCCCAAATCCTTTCTTCTTCCTTTCGTTTTATTGAATTTCTTATGATGAAACCATAGACAAAAACAAATAATAAAATCACGGCATACCATAAAAATGGGTTATCAGCTATTGCGTAAATCATAACGAAAGGTAATGCAATGATAGATATCGTTAGAACAGCTATTAGTGGCCCAAATAAAACTAAAAGAATCAATTTCCCTGAAGAATTTATTTTGGCACGGTTCCGATTAAACCACGGTTTGAATGGGGTCAGTATTGCAGCTAAAAACACCAACAATAGATAGATTACGATAAATGCTGGCAGAATGTTGATTAAATATGTACCACCAATAAAAAGCCCTGCTATCAGTAAATAAATTGGTGCAGCAATTAGAAATAGGATCAAGGCAATCATTTCTTTCATCCATGGTTATTGTGTAATTTGATTCTAAGACAAGCAGAAAAAAATAAAAGTAAAACGTATATTTTTATTTATGAAATTCTTAAAAACCGAGAAATTCTTTACTATGAGAAATACTGTATAGAACCTCTTCTTTGTTTTTCTTCATAGGATTTTTTGGGCAGCTCTCTATTTTTCTGGGGAAAGTGGGAAAAGTGGGAAAAAGTTTATAACTTATTGATAATAAAAATAAAAAAATAGGAAAATTTTCCCCCATTTTCCCCCTTTTTGGAAAAATTCCCCTTTTTTCATCCCCTCTAATTTCAAGAAAGGGGGAAAAGTGGGAAACGGGGGGAAAAATTAAATACTATAAATAATAATATAATATATTGATTTAATTATAAAAATTATAAATTTTGGCATCCATCTAAATTAATTAGATCATTAAAAAAAGGAAACGGATATTTCTTGAGTTTATCTTACACAGATGAGTTTAGATTTAAGATTTTTAAAAATGATAAAACAACTAAAGAAATATGTGGTGAGGAATTAGCATTATGCTTTAATCAACTTACAGAAGAAGATGACACAAGTTATTTAGAAATAACAGAACCTGCTAAGATTAATAAGAATGTGGAAATAATTTCAGAATTGGAGCGTTAGTATGCTTACAGAAAATCAGAAACAAGCATTTGAGAAGTTTAAAAAATTAAAAGTAGGTGCTTTGTTTATGGAACAAGGGACAGGGAAAACTAGGGTAGCGTTAGAATTAATTAAAACTACAGATTGTGATTTAGTTTTGTTTTTCTGTCCTTTTTCTACAAAAGACAATCTACAAGATGAAATAAACAAATGGACGTTAGACATAGATTATAAAATTATAGGATATGAAACTTTATCAAATAGTGATAAAACTTATGTTGAATTACTTGAAGAAATAGAAGATAAAAAGCTATTCATTGTTGCTGATGAAAGTATATTTATTAAAAATGATGATACAAAACGATATAAAAGGCTTATAAGTATTGCTAAAATGAGTGATTACAGATTAATTTTAAATGGCACACCGCTAACAAAAAATGAATGGGACATTTACAATCAAATGAATTTTTTAAGTGATAAGATAATAGGGATGAGTAAGCAAGAGTTTTTAAATGTGTTCTTTAAGAGGATATCATTTAAGAAGAGAGGTCAAAAAGCTAGAGAATTTTACAAGCTTTCTGATATTAACATAGATTATTTACATAAACTGATAGCACCGTATATATTTGAATGTGAGTTTGAATTTGATAAAAATGAAGAGATTAAACATATTAGAATAATTGCAAGTGAAGAAGCACAGGAAAGCTACAATCGTAAAAAGCAACAATTACTGAACTCTATCAGTAAGGGAGAAAGCATAATAGATCAATTTCAAAATCTAGCTTATAGCTGTTTTAACGATGAAAAAAGACATGTAGAAATAGCTGAATATGTTAAAAATGAAAATCAAATAATAGTGTTTTGTACATTAGTTAGTGAAGCAGTAAACATTGCTAATCAATTAAATTGCTATTTAATTACAGGTGATACTCCGTTAAGTGAACGTTCTGAAATAAAAGAGAATTTTAAAAAAGATAATAAACCGTTAGTAATGACGTTAGGAACAGGTGCTTATGGTTTGAATTTGCAATTTTGTAATAAGATTGCATTTAGTAGTATAACATTTGATTATGCAAAAACAGAACAAGCTCTTAAAAGAATTAAAAGAATTGGCCAAGAAAAAGATATTGAGTATATTTATTTTACTTCTAATTTAGGTATATTCAATATGATCTTTGAAAATAACGAAAAGAAAAGAAATTTAAAAGAGCTATTGATAGATAAGATTAAGGAGGATAGTGCATGCGATTATTTTACATCAAAACTTTAAATAAAAAGAAAGAAATAATAAAACAAAAGAAAACTGAATATAATCACATAGTTTATTTACTTCCTAAAAAATTCTATGATGAATTAAAAGATGTTTTAGAAGGTGTAGAGGTACATTTCTACGAAGATATTTCAAAGAGTAATGATCTAATCAATTATGCAAGAGAAGAAAGTCTATTGATACTGGATAGTCCAGCAAGATACAAGAATATTAGTAGTGCTAAATTTAGCAGATTGAGTAAAATCAGTAAACAATACACAAATAAAATAATTATTGATAGTGTGCCATTTGTTAGTGAAATAGAATTCTTATATGTACCGTTGTCATACGTTGATAGAAATATACTTGGATATCAACACTATTATTCATTTAGAGAAAACAATAGTGAAATATATCAAGATAAGCAATGGAGAAGTCATGATTTTGAATTAAACGCTAAGAAAATGAGCAATATTACCTATCAAGAATATCAGTCATTCTTATCTGGAATTGATATAAAAACTCATGAAGTAACGTTAACTCAAGAAGAAAAAGATGGATATGAAAAGAAAAAAGAAGAATGCTTTAATAAGTTTGATAGATTTAATCCTATTGTTACAGCATTAAGCGATTATTCAAATATGAGAGATAGTGTTTACGATAAAATAGGAGAAGTATTGCAAGAGGTACATGGAGAAGCAGTACTATACACTAATATTAAAACTCATAATAAATATTTAAAAAAAAGATTTCCTAATGTCAATGTAAGAACATTCTATGATGTTAATGGAGATGAACAAAATTACAAGAATATAATATTATGTGAAGTCCCGATAGCTAGAGCATACCTATTTACAGATGTGTTAAGTCGACTAAATAAAGGAACAACAGTACATATTATTAAACCTAATGTTCCTGCTATTAAATTACTATATAATCGCATGGTAAAAGAATATACACAGTTAGATGAATTCACTAGAATTTTAAGAAGGGAGATTGATTACATTGAAAAAAGGAGTTAAGATTTATATTGATAAGGACGTTTTAACAAGTGCTAGAGAGCGTATATCATTAATGTTTGATAAGTTTGAAAATATATGTTGTTCACTATCTGGAGGAAAAGACAGTACTGTATTATTGCATTTAGCATTAGAAGAAGCTAAAAGAAGAAATAGAAAAGTAAATGTATTTTTTTTAGATCAAGAGGCTGAATATAGTCACACAATTGATATTATTGATTATTACATGAGATTACCTAATGTAGAACCTTATTGGTATCAAGTACCTATTAAAATGAGAAATGTAACAAGCTATACAGAAGAGTATTTAAACGCTTGGGGTATTGGTGAAAAATGGATGCGACCGAAAAGTGATATTTCTATTCATGAAGTTAAAGCAGAGTACAATGACAGATTTTATGATTTTATAGATTGGTTCGAGGAGCAATGGGACAAAGAGAAAACATGCTTTTTAGTTGGTTTAAGAGCGGAAGAAAGCCTTAATAGATTTAGAGCTGTAACTAAATATCCTGGAATAGATGATTTAATGTGGACCACTAATACAAAAGGTAAAATTAAAGTATATCCATTGTATGATTGGACATTCGAGGATATATGGATATATATTGCACAAAATAACGTACCTTACAATAAAATATATGATTTCATGTATAAATTAAATTTCGGAATGAATGAAATGAGAGTATCAAATCTAATTCATATTCACGCTTTTAAATGTTTATCTTCGCTTCCTGAATTTGAACCAGATACATATAATTCTTTATTAGAAAGGATAGGTGGTGTTCATATTGCTGCTAGGTATTCAAAAGAAGCAGTCATGTATGATACTAAGAAGTTACCATCAAAATTTAAAACGTGGAAAGAATATCGTGATTTCTTATTAGAAACTACCCCCCTTGAGCATAAGGACATATTTATAAAAAGGTTTGCTAATCAACCTGATCATGAGAGAACTTATAGAGGGCAGTGTAAGCAATTACTATTAAATGGTTGGGGGAACGGCATTCCAGTACCTACAGCAAGTGCTATTAAGCAATATGAAGACAAAAAGAAAAAACAAATTGAAGAATGGAGTAAAATATTATGAAGAAATTAGAATTTCCATGTATGCAACCTAAGCTAGTATCAATTGATAAGGTTGTAGCAAATAATTATAATCCTAATAAAGTAGCTAAGCCAGAAATGGAATTGTTATATAAATCTATTTTAGAGGATGGATTAACAATGCCAGTAGTTACATTTTATGATGATAAAATAGATAAATACGTTATTGTAGATGGATTCCATCGTTACACAATTGTTAAGGATTATTTCAAGTCAGATGTTGTTGCGATTAGTGTAATTGATAAGGATATCAAGCAAAGAATGGCAAGTACAGTAAGACATAATCGAGCAAGAGGAGTCCACAAGGTAGACTTACAAGCAGATATGGTTGTTGATTTACTAAAAAAAGGTTGGAATGATAATGACATTTCAAAAGAATTAGGAATGACATTAGAAGAAGTATTGAGATTAAAACAACAAACAGGAATAGCAGAACTATTTAAAGATAGAACACATTCAAAATCTTGGATAGTTAATTAAGGAGGTGAGATAAATGTTATTAAGTGGAGATAGATAATTATATTAAGAGGGAGTGTTCTCCCTCTTTCATTAAATTTGTTTTTCTGATATAATTATAAAAAAAATTAGGAGAAGGACATGAATAAAATATCTGAAGCTAAACTAAGAAGTAATAAGAAGTGGGATGATAATAATCGTGAACGCAAAAGATATATAAATAAGAGGTCTACAGCAAGAAGTTTTATTAAAACAATGGAACGAGAAGATATCCCAGAATTTGAAGCATTATTAGAAGAACGTAAAGCTAGAAAAGATTAATATAAAATGTTATAATAAATTT